TGCACGCCTGTCACAAAGGACAGGCTGCCATGATGAAGTACAGGGCTGTTGATAAGTATATGATCTTCCTGACGGTACCAGGCGGCTATGGGCAGTTCTTCGGCATACCAGCTGTCGTACTGGCGCCACAGCCCGGCGAAATCAGTGTTAGCGGGCAGGGTCATCATTATGCCTTCTTCGCCGTATCTTGACTGCGCCCGCATGCCGCCCATGTAGACGTCGTTCGGGTCATATATGTTCAGTCCGCCGTGATCTTCGATGGTGACATTGCTGTTCTGCCCGTACTCGCTTTTTACCCTGAGAATGCTGCCTTTTATCTCACCTGCTGCTATGTTGCCCGCAGCTATGTCCCCCGAAGTGATATCGCCCGCATTCACATTCCCGACAGTGATATCTCCGCCGAACGTCAGCAGCCCCCTGCGTTTGTCGAATATCAGCACGGTGTCACCGCCGGCTGTCCATTCTATGCGTGCAGCACTGCCCATATCGGTGCGCAGTGCGTCATCATGCCTGCCGACAAAACCGAAATATTTTCCGCCGCCGTCGTAAAGCGTCATACCGCTGCCGTCGAAAACGCTGCTTTTTCTGCCTGCGCTCTCCACTGTGAGGGCTGCATCACGCATGTATATCTCACTGCCGTCCTTGCTTGCGGATATCTGCGCTTTGCCAACGGTACGGCTGAGGATATAGCGTATCTCACGGTGCGTCAGACCCCGCAGTTCGCTGTGCTGATAGCTGTTTTCACGCAGGTCGGCATGGGTCGTCAGCGGTTCCTCACGGGTGCTGTCCAGTCTCACCGAACCGTCGGGGCTGATGATGGCGTCCTCGGTTATCTCCCAGCCGCCTATGCGCCCCTGTGTGCAGATTATCTCGATGCCGCTGAGGACACCGGCTTTGATGAAATCTGCATAAAGTATGCCGTTCATCGTCCATGCCATCGTATACGGACCGTTGAACAGCGTGCTCTCGGGGTCGTCGGGGTCCTTCACCCAGAAACCTATGCCTGCGGTGTTGATGCGTATGCCGTGCGTGGCAAGGGCAGGGTCCTTGTTATCGCACCAGATAGTCTCCTTGTTAGTGCCGTCAGCATCGCCGATGATGTAGAAATACCCTCCTGCGCCGCCTCTGAGCTCCGCTGTGGCTTCGGCAACGGCGGCGGCTATATCCAGCTCTATCTCGTCCTTGTTGTCGCTGATGAGCTTTGTGAGCCTGCTGACCATGCGTGTTATGGGGTCTGTCCTGACAGCTGTACCGCTGCTGCCTTCCTTTGCGGTCAGCGACCCTGTAACGCCGCCCTTGTGCTCCAGTGTCAGCTCGGCGGCGGGAATGGTATATGTCTCACCGTCATATTCAAGGGTGACTGTGTCCCACGGGTCTATCAGCGGGTCCCCCAGAAGATAGCTGAGCCTGCACGGACGGTATGTGTATCCCGCAAGCTGCCTTGCCACGATCTCAAAACGCTCGGCAGTCATCAGCGGGCAGGCAAATGACATAGCCGTGCCGCTGCCGTAGGTGTATGTCTTGTCGCCTGCGGCGCATACAACAGCCGTGCAGGTGATCTGCTGTTCGCCTGTCTCGGGTTCTGATATGGCGTTGAGAGGCACGGTGTATGCGCTATCACCGTACCATTTCACCGATACGCCGTCCGCCCTGTCGCTTGATATAAATCCTCCGTACAGCGCCGCTACCCAGCCCAGTATGTCACGCTTGGTGGCACCCTCGGGCAGTCCCTCCACCGTCACGGCAGGGGTGAGCGTCTGTGTGAATGTCAGCCCGAGAGAGTTGCAGACTTCCTCCGCCAGTGCCTGCGCAGTGGTGGGAAAGCTCAGTGCCGAGCTGTGAACGGTATCCGACTTAGCCAGCTTGTGTTCGCAGGTCAGCTCGTACTTCAGTCCTGTGCGCCTGACGGACTTCACCGTGAAACTGCCCATCGGGATATATTCAAAATCCTCGGGCGTGTTATCACCCGTGAATCTGTCCGCAGGCAGCACCCCCAGCCGCCAGACAAAGCTTCGCCCCGACAGCTCACGGTCCAGCGAGGTCAGTGTGATCTTGACAGCAGGTGCTATGACCGCCCCGACCGTTATCCCCTCGCCCGACTGTGAGCCCCTTGTCAATGCGACAGCTTCTGCGCTGTCCACAAAAAATGTGCCGAAGTCAAGCCGTGATGACCAGCAGCGGCAGTCTGAGCGTACTGTGTTCTTGTAGTTTTCAGATGCGTTGTACATAACTGCCTCCTATTTTTCTATCAGATCGACATTCACGCTGCCGTAGACCGTCTCGCTTTTTCGCCACTTCCTGACAGGATACTGCGGGTCGCCCGCATAGAACTGCCTTGTGATGTAGCCCTTTGCTTTCACGGGGCAGAATCTAACCGTGAGGAATGGTCTCAGCGAGTTTACGGCGGCGTCTATCACAGCAAGTTCATCGTCGGTGATATCCTCCCAGCTGAGCTGGAGCTCATATTTCACGGCGATAAGGTCGCCCACGAACTCTCCCGTGCAGCTGTTGCGCCCCGAATTAGAGGCCCAAAGCTTGTGTGGAATGACCGTCAGTCCGTCCTCCTTCATCGGCGGCAGCTGCACGCCGTCTACTGTGATCGTTACAGTGTTCATCAACTTCCCCCTTTGGCATCAGTATATAAATTCATTGACGCCCGTGCTGTCTACATGTTCCTTGTTGCGCTTGACCAGCTTGCGGTATACCACATCGCCGTCCAGCTCGATGGTCATGTTGATATCACCGCCGCCTGTTCCGCCGAAGTCGGCAAGCACTCTGCGCATGGCTGCTTCCATAGTTGATACAGGGCTGACTACCTCGGGCTCACGCTTGTTGTCACCCAGCACCGCAAGAAATTCACCGTAGTTTGCGGGAACTGCCATGCCCGCAGCGAGTCTGGGGATCTTTGGAATGTCGAAGCCGTAGGTGGTGGTGGTACCATCAATGTTTGGTATGTCGATAGAAAAGCTGTTGAGGGTGTCAAACGCCGAGTTGATATCGTCGATCACGGTGTTAAAAGGCGTTTTTATCAGCTCTGCCATACTCTCGAAAATGTCTGTGACAGCGTCCTTGACACCGCCGAAAAAGTCCTTTACGGTATCAGTGCTGAAAATGCTTTTTATCTTCTCCCAGGCGTCGGAGAACTTCTCCTTCAGGTCACCGCCGAGCTCCTTGAATGCGCCGATGACGTCAGCCTTGCGGTCAGCAAAAAAGCTGCGTATGCCCGAAAACTGCGTTACGATATTGCCGTAAGCCGTGCCGAATTTTTCTGCGAACCAGCTGCCCACGCCTCTAAAGCCCGACTTCACATCTGACCATCGGTCCTTTGCCCAGCCGCCGATAAAGCTGAATGCCGCCTTTATCACATCACGGGCGCCCTCGAATTTCTCTTTGAAAAATGCGCCTATCGGGGCGAATATGGCTTTGATGCCCTCGAACGCCAGTTCAAGATCGCCTGTGAACACGCCACGCAGGAAGGTGACAAAGCCGTTCGCCACATCGAGTATCAGCCTGATGTGCGAGCTGACATTATCCACTATCGCAGACAGCGCACCCTTCACGATGGGTGCAAGCTTGTCCACCACCCAGCCGACTATCGGTGCGATGACCTTGTTGTAGACCTTCAGCGCTTGCAGTGTCAGGTCGCCCACAAGCCCTATGATGTTGTCAAGCAGGGGCGAAAGGTGCTTTTTCCAGATCTCGTCAGCCGCTGCCATAGCCTTGTCGAAAACAGGTTTCAGCCACTTTTTCCACACATCGATAACAAGGTCTTTTGTCTTGGTCAGCGCAGTGCGGAAGGCGGTGAAAATGGGTACGCCGTACTTGTCCCAGTTCTTTTTAAGTATGCTCACCGTGTCCGTCCAGACTGTTGTCAGCTCCCCAAGTATGGGCTTGGCGTAGTCTGTCCACCATGTATCGAAGATATCCTTGATACCGCCAAAAAGCACGCCGAGTGTCAGGTCAGCCTGTGCTGCAAACTGCGTTATCAGCGGCAGACCCTCTTTCACAAGGCTTTGCAGCACGGGGAACACTGCCACGTCCCAGATATCGGCGAACACCATGTTGAAGCTGTCGAACAGCCCCGTCACTATGCCGCTCATCACAGAGAAACGAGTGCGCAGAAACGGCGTGAAGTCGTTTTCCAGATAGCTCCGAAACGGTTCAGCCAGTGTACCGAGATCTGAGAATATCCGCCCGAAAGTCGTGCGCAGCTGTGCACCCTCACCCGAGATATCCGCTATGGCTTTATCGAAAACACCGCCGAAATTATCACCGAGATACTTCCGTGCATCACCCGCATAGCCCTTTATCTTGTCAAAGACCCTGCGCAGCTTTTTCTCAAAGCCGCTCATTTTCTTTTCGGCGGCAGATGTGTCTGCGGTCACCTCAACAGTATCTGCGGCAGGTGTTCCCGCATCGGGTGCTGATGCAGCAGCATCTTCGCCGCCCAGCTTGTTTATTTGGTCGAAGCTTGCAAGGCTCTTGTCGTTCGCTTCCTGTGCAGCTTCTGCGGCAGCTGCCATGTCATCATAGTTTTCGGCGGCGGCGGAAGTCTCCTCCGCAACGCTCGCAGTGCTCGCAGCAGTGCTGTCCGTCAGCCCGAAAACGCTCATTATCGCATCAGAGGTGACCTTTGCTGTCTCGGTCAGCCTTTGCAGCACGGTCGTCAGCCGCTTGACAACACTTACAGCCCCTGCCAGTACAGGTGTGCCCACCGCTGCCAGCAGTTCTCTCCACGCCTGTTTCAGGTTGCCTGTGACGTTCTCCCAGCCTTCTGCTTCACGTGCAGCCTGTCCCTCAGCACCCGAAAGCTTGTTGGCGTCCTTCACCATTTGCAGCAGTGTCAGCTGTTTCTGGGCTTCGGAAAGCTCGGCGAACTTCCTGCCGTACATCTCCAGTGCTTTTGCGTTTCTCGTGAACTCCGTTGAACTTATGCCCAGTGCCGCATCGTTGGCATAGTTGCCTTTGAGGTAGCTTTTGAGTGTCTCGGACGTTTCTTCCAGCGACCTGTCATAGTATGCCGCACTGTCCGCAGCCACTTGCAGGGCATCACTCATCATGTCCAGCGCCTGCGAGCTTTCCATGCCTGCGGTCTTTGCAAAGGCATATATGCCCGTGGCAGTGCCCCGCAGGCGGTTTTTAAGAATGCCGCTTTCGTCCGCCACAGCATCTATGGCAGACTGAGCGTTGTCTTTCAGCGCCCCGAATGTCTGCTCGAACTGGCTTTCGGCAGCCTTCATCTCCGCAGCGGCTTCGATCATCTCTTTGCCCGAAAATGCCGTCGCCATCAGTCCCGCTATGCTGACAAGCCTGCCCTTTATGCTGTCAAGCCCTTTTCCCAGACCCTTGACGCCCTTGTTAAAGCCCGTGTCGTTTATCTTCGTATCAAAATTAAGATGTCCGTCTACCATTCTTTCACTTCCTGTCCTGTCTGCCGATGAGCTGATCTATGAACGCTTCGTCCTCATCTTCTGCACACCGCTCTTTGTCCGAAAGCTTTGTTTTCAGCGTGACGAGTGCTTTGTTCTCCCTCACGAAGCGTTTTTCCCATTTATCAAGCTTTTCGCCCTTCGCCATTTTCCTGCGGATATGGCTGACCTGCGAGAACAGCCCCTCGCCTATCTCTCCGAACAGTCCCAGAAACGACCACCAGTGCAGGTACTTCACCGCCCTTGTTTCGTACCCTGCGGCTTTGTTCACGGCAGGGAATATCAGACCCTCGTCCTGCTCCCAGTCGAAGGTCCTGACATCAGTCTCGGAACGTGGCATATCCCCGCCGCCGATGAACCAATAGGCTTTTTCAGCGGCTTCCTGCAAATTCTCCACGGGGAGACTTTCAAAACTCACATACAGACATCTCAGGCAGACATAGCATTTCTCCTGCGGGGATAGGTCGGGGTCGTTCATCGCCTGTATGATGTTCAGCGCCACACGGAAATCCGAACGTATGGCAAAAGCTTTCCCGCCCACTGTCAGGCAGGTGGGCAGCTCACCGATCATGCAAGCAGCCTTGCAAGCAGTGCCTGCTTTTCCTCTTTTGTCATGCTGTCCACATCAATTGTCTGCGGCATCATGCCGACAACAGGCGGTTTTGCAAGCACCACAGGCTCGATGTACTTCTGCGTTTTTTCCTCAAGCCTGACCTTAGCGGCAGCGGAAGCCGACTTCATATCCGCCATGATGACGGGCATGAGTGCATCGAGGAAACCCTCAATTATCATCCTGCCCCCTGACACTGCCGACAGCACGTTGGTCTTGCCGAAGGCTGTTTCGCAGGTGCCGTCACCGAATACATGATCCAGCTGTTCACGGATAAGCTTGTCAGCTTCCACAAGCTGTATTTCATCGTCCCCGATAGCCTTTATCTCGTCTATCTTCCTGTCGATGATATCCAGCGCCTCATCGAAACGCTTCTTGGTGTTCAGGTCGGTGACGTTTATCCTTATCACACGGCTCTCATCGCCGTTTATAGCGTAGCTGCGGAAACCGTCATCAAAACTTATGCTCTGCATTTGTCATACCTCCTAAAAAATGCATGAAAAAAGCGCTCCGTAAAAACGAAACGCTTGACAAATATTGTTTTTCGTGATATAATGTAGTCAATAAAGAGGGCGCCACACGGCTTGTGCGGTTCTCCCTAGATTTTAGGTATTATTTGAAACACCGTCAATTTTGGTCGATTGGGCGGTGTTTCTTCTTTTTATGTAAGAAACTCTACTTTTTCTTATCGTGGAAGATAAGATAGCATAGAGTGACAACTCCGGTCAACATAATAACAAACTGAAATAGATCAGAAGTCGATATTGCCATTGCTATCACCTCCCTTACGGGAGAAACCGCCTTATGCCGCTTATGTGTGACACCCAACTATATTATATCATGTGTGTCGCATTTTGTCAATTATCACTGCTGTCATCTTCCGACTCTGACGGTGCAGTTCCCGTCAGGTCGCCGCTGTAAAAGTCGGTGCATGGGTCTCGCTGTCGAAGGTCACGCTGCCCTTCTGCCTGTTGCCGT